CAGACTTAGAGAACTATCCAGAGGTTTACAAGTATAACGCTGACCTTCAAAAATGGTTAGCTGTTGACGAAGGCGACCAAACTACAGAAGATGGTATCTTATTTGCTGACGCAAGATTTGGAACAAGCGGTGGTACTAATGGTACTAACGGAGAAGCACCAAAAGGAACTATTAAGGAACTTCTTGTAAGTAACTTCTTAGATTTTGATGCTCCAGATCCAGCACTATTTCCAAAAGGTATGTTGCTTTGGAACCTACGTAGAAGCGGATTTAATGTTAGAAAATTCATTAGAAATTACGTAGATCTAACAGGTAAAAACATTAGACAAAATGATGAGAGCATGGCTACTTATTATCCACATAGATGGGTAACTGAGTCAGCTAACCAACCAAACGGTAAAGGTAGCTTTGGACGTAAAGCACAACGTAAAGTTATTATCCAATCTCTACAATCACTGGTTAACAGTAACCAAGAAATTAGAGACGATGAATCAAGACTATTCAACGTAATGGCTACTCCAGGTTATCCAGAACTGATTGGTGAAATGGTTGCACTTAATAACGATAGAGGTTTAACAGCATTTATCGTTGGTGACTCACCATTTAGATTAAAATCAGATGGTACAACTTTAAATAACTGGGGAACAAACACAGCACTTGCTGTTGAGGATAACGACGACGGACTCGTAACTAGAGACGAATACCTAGGCGTATTTTATCCTAGCTTGTTTACAAGTGACAACGCAGGTAACAATGTTGTAGTTCCACCAAGCCACGGTATACTAAGAACTTTTGCACTAAGTGATCAAGTTTCTTTTCCATGGTTTGCTCCAGCAGGTACAAGACGTGGTGGCATAACAAATGCTAGTGCGGCAGGATTTGTAGACGCAGAAGGAGAGTTTAAATCAATAGCATTGAACGAAGGACAAAGAGATACATTATACTCTTTAAATATCAATCCAATTACATTCTTAACAGGTGCTGGATTAGTTAACTTCGGACAAAAAACAAGAGCTAGAAATGCTAGTGCGTTAGATAGAATCAATGTAGCAAGACTTGTAATTTTCCTAAGATCACAACTTAAGAAACTTGCTAAGCCTTACATCTTTGAACCAAATGATAAGATTACTAGAGATGAAATCAAAGCACAAGTTGATAGCTTAATGTTAGAACTTGTTTCTCAAAGAGCATTATACGACTTCTTAGTTGTATGTGATGAGTCAAACAATACACCTAGCAGAATTGACAGAAACGAACTATACGTAGATATAGCTATAGAACCAGTAAAAGCAGTGGAGTTCATTTACATTCCATTGAGACTTAAAAATACTGGAGAAATAGCGGGACTCTAAACGGATAAATAAAAGTAATAGGAGCATATAGAATGGCAATTTCAACACTTTCAAAGTTAACAGTACCATTGGATAGTAACGCAAGTGCATCTAACCAAGGACTGTTGATGCCCAAATTGGCATACCGTTTTAGGGTGTCATTAGAAAATTTCGGAGTATCAAGTCCAACTACTGAACTTACGAAGCAGGTCATGGATGTAACAAGACCTAACGTTTCGTTCGAACAAATGACTGTTGACATTTACAACTCAAGAGTATACCTAGCAGGTAAACATACTTGGGAGCCTATTACAATCAACTTACGTGAAGATGTAAGCAATAACGTTCAGAAATTTGTTGGTGAACAGTTACAGAAACAGTTAGACTTCTTTGAACAATCAAGTGCGGCATCCGGAAGCGATTACAAATTCGTTACTAGAATTGAAATACTCGATGGTGGTAACGGTGCTAACGTTCCTGGTGTATTAGAAACATTTGAATTATACGGCTGTTATGTTGAAAGTGCTAACTATAATACATTAAACTATGCTGAATCAGCACCAGTTACTGTAGCGTTGACTATCAGATACGATAATGCTATACAGACTCCACAAGGTACTGGAATAGGTACAGCAATTGGTAGAACAGTTAACTCAGCTATTACTGGCGGTGGTAACGGTTAATATATCACAAAATTAAAATAAAAGGGGCTTTATGCCCCTTTTTTTATCTCCATTATATACACACATAATTTCCAAAGATAAATATTAGTATGGCAAACTTTTTGAATGGTTTTTTAGATAATGTAATTTCAGGGGCATTGAACCCAAAAGGAAATCTTGCTGATTATCAACATGGTGCTAGACTTTATGTAGATGATAGTCATAGATTATCTCCAAAGGTAAAATTTCTTTATCACGTATCATTAGACATCAATAGAGAAGCGGCTTCTGTTATACCTCAATTAGCTGAAAAACATATTAACGAACTAAACATGTTAGTCAAGTCAGTTGACCTTCCAAGGTATAATATTCAAACTGATGTCAAACATCAGTATAATAGAAAAAGAGTTGTACAAAAAAGAATTGATTACCAACCTATCACAGTTACATTCCATGATGATGCATTCGGTGTTACAACAGCGTTATGGGAAGCGTACTATAGATATTATTACAGAGATGGACAGTATGCTAAAGTGATGCCGGCAGGAGCACCAGATCCAACAATTAAAGAATATAAAAACCATGCCGCATTTAATAGAGGTGCCGCATTTGGACAAAAAGTATATAGATATGGTTTAGATAATGATAGCTTTGCGCCTTTCTTCAACAACATTACAATATACCAATTGTCTAGAAAAAGATATACAGCAATGACACTAGTCAATCCAATTATAGCAAGTTGGTCACACGATTCAATGGATAATTCAGCTAGTGAACCTGTTGCTAACCAAATGACTTTAGAATATGAAACTGTACATTACAGTAGAGGTCCTATAGGTAAAGCAGGACCAAAAGGATTTGCTGAAGAACATTATGATAAAAGTCCTAGTCCAATTTCACTATCAGGTGGAGGAGCAGGTAGTTTGTTAGGAGCTGGTGGTGTGTTAGCTGGTGGAGGATCTGTGTTAGCTGATATCCAAGGTGGAAACGTAAGTTTTGGCACAGTATTACGAGCGGCAAATACAGCACAAAATTTTAGTTCACTTTCAAGCAGTGGTGTCGGACAAGAATTAATTGGCGCAGGTTTAGATTCGCTAGGACAAGCAACTGGTGTTGATGTCAGTGGTGTTGCCGGTGTTGCTTTTCCTAAAGGAGGAGGCGGCGGAGGATTAGGAAATATAGTTGCGGCCGGATTGGCAGTTGGTGCGGCCAACGCTGTGTTTGGTCAAAATAACAATAGTGACGGAAGTTCAGCAGACGGTCCGGGTGCTGACGATACAAGCTATCCTGATCAGCTACCAGAGGAATAAAAAATGTCAGACACAAATCTACCAAAAAAACAAACCACAGATTCAGCAAGTAAAGTAAGAAGATATTTTAATACTTACTATGGAAAAGAACTTGCCTTTCCTAGCAATGACGTAGATGCTGTTATTGGATTTTTAGAATCAAAAGGATTTGATAAAAATGCCGCTATCAGCACAGGAACAATTTTATTACAACAAGCAAAAATAGACGGAATAAAAGTATTTGAACTTTTAGATACGTTAAAAGGTTTAGACAAACTACAATTAGGTTTTACTGTAACACAGGTTCTAAATTTTAACAGACAAAAGATAAGCACTTTAGGTTATAGAGTAGTTGATAAAACAAAGCCGACAGAAGCACGAAACATTATGGGGTAACCAATGAAACGTTGGGCCCAGGGTAAATATAACCTAAAAAATCCAGACAAATATATAGGAAACAAAACACCAACTTATAGATCAAGTTGGGAATTCCATTTTATGAAATTTTGTGACGAAAATCCTGCCATAGGTGCTTGGGCTAGTGAAGCAATTAAAATTCCTTATAGAAGTCCTTTGACAGGAAAGCCAACTGTATATGTACCTGATTTTTTTATACAATACAAAGATAAAAAAGGTAAAGCAAAAGTAGAATTAATAGAAATCAAACCAAGCACCCAAGCTATGAAAGAAAATATTGGTAAAAACAGTCATAATCAAGCATCTTATGTTTTAAATATGGCAAAATGGGAAGCCGCATACAAGTACGCTAAATCAAAAGGTATAAAATTTAGGGTGATTACAGAAAAGGAATTGTTCCACCAGGGCAGTAGAAAAGGCTAAATAATAGTAGCATATAATGGATTTTAGCTATGAGTAAAAAATTAGAAGAATTATTAGATCTTCCAGATTCTAAAGAAATTATAAAGCAAGAAAAGGCAAAGAATAAACAGGAGGTTGTAAAGCAACAAAATGATACGTTGCGTGACATTGCTGAAATGGATAAGATTTCAGCCGCACTACCTCAAGTCAAAGGATTAGGTGAACTTGCTGATAATGAACTGGGCGAAGTTGCTGATAAAGCAATGGAGGCATATGAAGATTTAA